ATACATCCGCTGGTATTCGTCTTTGGTGATGTCTTCAGTGATGAAGCACCACTTAGCATCTGCGCCAGTCGGGTCTTGGATTGTTGGATCCATGTAGACGCTGAATGAGTTACGCACACGGCCAATCTTGATGTCTTGGTCGAACGTGTTCTCGTCGCAGTATTCAGTCAGGATGCGGATGTAACCTTCGCCGTAGGAGACTTGGTTTTCACAGGCCGTGTCGTAAGCGACATCTGCGTCGGAGATGTATTCGATGTGCCTGACCATGCCGTTGAAGATTTCTGCAACTTCGATGTCTGCGTGGTCATCGGCTGGAATAACTTTGCCACTTGGGCGGTTTTGCCTTTGGTCATTGGTCACCTGTCTAACGTGCTGGGGTAACTTATTGATCGTCAGACACGGTCTGGCGTTAATCGTTTGACCTTGCACCGCACCACGGGTTGCCAACACATCTGCTGGCCACTGCCAACGGTTGTCGGGCGAGCCAGCGTAGAACTTCAGGTCGTCAATTTCATCTTCGCGGGACTCAGACAACGCGCCAATGGCCATGTCCAAACGCGAGCGAGCGGTTGCTAAGACACTAGACGACGAGTCCTTGTCCTTGCCACCGTTGGCCACAGCACCGGCTGCGGCGATGCCTGTGTAATCAGCCATTATTTTTTCTTCTTTTCTGCTTCGCGCTTGACAGCGTAAGCAATTGCCACGGCCTGTTTGACGGGCTTACCAGCTTTAACTTCCGCTTTAATGTTCTTGCGGAAGGCTTCGGGTGTTTTTGATTTAACGAGTGGCATGTTATTTCTTCTTTGCAGTTTTAGCTGACTCTTTAAACGCCTTGGCAGTCGGCGCACCTTCAGCGCCTGGCTTTCTCATCTTCTCTTTACTGCCAGCAGCGATACGCTCGCGCTTGGCGTGAATGTTGGCATAAAGTCCAGGTTTGGTGGCCATGATCAGCACTTCCATCGTTTAAGGGCAGCTTTAGCGCGTTCGCCGTCTTTGGCGTTGGCCGCAACGGCACCCATACGAGCGCAAAATGAATCCTTGCGCCCTTGATCTGCTTTGGTCTTAGGGTTCGGTGCTGGCGCTTTAAGGTTAGAACCCGTTGCCGCATTGTACTTCTCGCGGCCTTTGGCAGTCAACCCAGCGCCCTTGGATGTGGGTAGCTTCTCGCCTCGACCTACTGACAGTGAGACCGTCTTCTTCATTTAACTCCCCATCCATGATGCGTTGACACCAGTGCCCTGCGCGTTCACGCGGCGGGTTGGTTCAACATATTGCCGATGTGCTACAGGAAAAGCAAATGTAACAGCAATTGCGTCGGCGGCATCAGGAGATGCTAGCCCACGCGACTTCATGTCTTTCTTGCTTTCCAAGAAAATCGTCCCGCGTGAATCAGGCTTCATCATAGGCGAAATCAGATCCGTTTTCAAGAACCTGTCGTTTGGAATCGCCGCCGTCTTCAGCCATTCGCGCATGTCGCCCCACATCTGCGCCCGCATATTGCCATACATGATCGGGTTCTTCGCCTTGTTTCCAAAGTTTACGCCTTTGATTTTGTACCGCTGCTCTTTGAGCCTGTCCACAATTCCCGCGCCCAGCCCGCCTTCGTCTATGACTACTAAAACAGGTTTGTACTCTTCAATCGCTTCAATCACATGCCCGACCACCGTCATAGTGTCGTCCCCTCTGTGCCGCATGATCTTCACAATGTCGCGCCCCTGCCGCACCGCAATAACAGTCGCATCCGCTCCAAACCGTGCGGGGTCTACGCCAATCACAATCGGTGCGCTCAGGTCTTGGTACTTGGTGCGTTTCATGGCGTCGTCCACTATGTCGGCGCCAATGAACTGGTCATCGCCCGCGTTGGGGAACTGACCGTACACCTCGACGTGCGCCTGCGCCGAGTCTGGCCCATATTCGTCAATAATGCGCTGATATACCGCCTTGTCGGTGCCCTCGACCGTGCGGGCGTCCACGACACGGGTCTTCCAAAACTCGCGCTTGCTGTTAAACGCTTCGTAAAAGTACCCAGTGTTGCGCCGTGGGTTGGAAAACGCCAACCAAAAGCGGTTTGGCGTGTTTTCTGTGAAAAAACCACTTGTCACCGACCAAATTGAGTCGTCAATACCACTGGCTTCGTCAAAAATCACCATGACACCGTCGAAATTGTGTACGCCAGCGTACGCATCGGGGTTTTCCGCTGACCATAAGCGTCCTTCAACGCCCCAGTAGCGTGTGCCTTTCTTCAAATCGCGCTCGACCAGCTCAGTTAGCCACTTGGCAGGCATCACTCGAGTCGCTGACACCTCAAACCAATGTGAGTTGATCGACATCGCCAGCCATTTTGTGATCTCGGCCCATGTGATCGACCGAAGCTGGGACTCTGAGTTGGCCGACACGATGGTTGTTGAGCCAATCCTGGTGGACTCCATCCAATGCACCAACCAACTGACCAGCGCCGACTTACCAATACCACGGCCAGACGAAATGGACTCTTGCAATACGTCGAAATCCACCTTGCCTTGGTTGAGCTTGATGTGCTCGGCGATGTCCAACAGCACCTCGCGCTGCCATTTGCGCGGGCCTTGGAAGTTTTCTAGCGGTGTGCCCTTGACACCCCAAGGGTAGGCAAACATTACAAACGCCAGCGGGTTGTCCTTGATGGCCGGACTCCAAAGTCTCGCCATTAATTCCTGTTCATCTTCAGCACTATACAGCGTCGATTGCATCGTATGTCATTTCAAAAATGTCAGGCTTGCAAGGGTAGCGTTCGCCCACTACACCAGTGATGATCCAGTCGCCTTCGGTAACTTCGTGGCTACCTTCAAGGGTGTCTATGCGGTATCCAGTTGGGCTGGTCGCGTCTTTGTAAACACCCTGCGGCCAGCCATCAGGTGTGTTGACCCAAAACTGAGTGGCTTCTATCTCTACTGGCTTCTTGCGGAACTTCATCGTCACTCCTTGTTAGCTTAGGACTTGGTTCGTTGGCGATCACATCAATGACCCGTGACTCGGCTTGGCGTAATGCGCCGATGATTGAGATGCGCTGGTCGACATCAATACTGATGGACTGCTTGGCCACCCAGCCGTGTGAGTGTTGCAGGATCGCCAGCGCCGCTTTGGCGTCGCCTTCGGTCGCTGCCTTGTGCAAGCACTTGGACATCTCCAACTCGCCGTCGGCTTTGCCCTTGAGCGCTGCCATGTCAGCAATCGGATCTAACTCGCACAGTTGACGGTACTCAGTGGGCAACATGCCGGAGGCCAGCGCCAATGCGTCGCCCTTGAGGCCGAGCTTGGCGGCTTCGTAGATTTTGTTTAGCCGTGCTTCGGTTGCGACAACCTTGCGCGGCTCAAATGGAAGACTGTGAAACATGTGCCCGAATATACCAAACGTGGGTCATGTGGGTCATATTTTTAAAAATTAAAATTAAAAAAAAAATTGTTTGTAAACCCTTCGTCACCGTGACCCATCGGCCACCGGCCCTACCCCCTCCCCCCGAGTTCCTTACACCATCCTTACAGCACTAAGTTAGTGAGTGCTAACTAACATCCACAAGTTAGTGGCTGCTAACTTAGGCGAAGTGAGTGCATACTAACTTAGCCTGGCGAAGTGAGTGCACACTAACTTGGCCATGTTAGTGAGTGCTAACTTAGCTAAGTTAGTGGCCACTAACCTATGGCCATATACTTATCAAAAGCATAATGTAGGCAATGTAGGCAATGTTGTCATCCGTTTTTAGTCGCTGGCTAAACGTGATCCCATACCTATCTACTAGCTATAAAGTACTACACATATTAATTTTTCAAGATAATTCAAACCAATGACAATATGACCTACAAAACACCAAAAACCCAATGGCCACGGGCTTTTTTTGTAGGTCATTTGAGACCCATGCAACTTGCCTACAACTTGCCCAACTTGCCTACAATTATTTTTACTTTTAAGGGTTATCCCTAGTATACAAATGCAAAACAATCCCTTACGCTATCGGAGCGCGTAAGCGCAGCAAGCCCTATTCTCAAATCAACTACAGGAAAGTAAAACCATGATAACTCTTCAATTCAACACCGGCCGCGAATATTCCGCGCATGGCCAGCGCGTCATAGCGACGTTATTAGACACTGGCAATATCATCCTGGTTGATCTAGATCGACATATTGATCTCATGTTGTTAGCCGGTGTCGGTTTCAATCAGCGCGAAATTATGCAAGCCTATGACCATGCATGGACGACATTTCCCGAAAATATCGGCATGGCGTATACCGAGTATTACGATATCGTCCGCGAGCTGCGCGAGCTGGCCAGCGCTTAAATTCTCACAATCAACTAATCGAAAGTAAAACCATGACAAAAATTCTAGGATATATCGCGTATGAAGGCCCCAGCGAAATCGACGGCTCACCCATTGTCGTTATCGTCAACAAAATCGACGGCTCCGACAATGTCAAAACCGGAGCCATTGTGCAAAGCTTTATTTTGCGCTCCGATATTTCACCGATCGACGCGCTCAACACCGGCGCCGACGTGTCAATCTGTGGTGACTGTGGCCACCGGCCGTATCTCATTAAAACCGGTGAAAGCGATGAACCACCATGCTATGTAAACGTCGGCCGCTCGGTTCGTGCGGTATATGACGCATACAAGCGCGGCCGATACGTGAAGGCCGACGCGGCCACAATAGCTAAAGCCCTACAAGGCAAAATAATCCGGCTCGGTACTTATGGTGATCCGTTCGCTGCGCCGGTGGCCGTGTGGCTCAAAATAACGCGATACGCAGCTGGCCATCGCGGATACACCCATCAATGGGCGCGCGCTGATTTTGACGTTCAAGCTTGGGCGCCCTTAGTCATGGCGTCGGCCGACAATATTGACCAAGCTGCGCACGCTAATTTGCTTGGTATGCGCGTGTTTCGCGTGTCGATCGGTGTTGACGTGCAAGCCGGTGAAGCTTCATGCCCAGCGAGCCGAGAGGCCGGAGCGCGCGCCACGTGCGCAAAATGCACTCTATGCTCCGGCACGTCGATCAACGCGCGCGATATCGTTATAGCGGATCACGCCACTGGCCACGCGCGGCGCGTCATTAGACTGGCCACGGCCTGATTTTCAGTGCATGGCCATAAGGTGGCCATGCGCGGACAATCCGTCCGGCAACAGTAAGGGAAAGTAAATTATGGATATCGTAGACAAAAACAATCTGGCCAGCGCGTATGCGGCCGCATGGCTGGCCGTCAAAAATCGACCCGCGACCGTAACGGTTGACCCGCATGGCTGGTTTACAGTTAATAAGGGCTTAGGCACCCCCCAGCGCGTACGCGCCAGCGCGTTGATTAAAGGGCTGGCCGTGTTGACGTCGCGCATGGTCGAGAGGGTCGCAGCATGACAATCAAAACCATGATCGCAAAATACAAGGGCACGTGCGCGCGCACAGGCGCGCCTATACGTGTAGGCGATGAAATTCGCTATGACACGGCCACGCGCAAAGCATGGATAACCGACGAAGATGATCGGCCACGCGGCCGGTATGTATCTGATGTATTTCAGATAGGCGGCCATGAGTACTATCAAAATAAAAACGGCCGGTGTATCGACGCGCCATGCTGCGGGTGTTGCTCATGACTTATCAAATTGAAACCTATACATTGTGTGGTGGTTGGGTCAATATTTGGACGGACGACGACGTGCCGGTGATATTTGACACGTACGCGGCCGCACAGGCCGAGCTGGCGGATTTTTTAGGCGAGCTGGCCTACGCGGTAAAGATCGGGCATTTGGACGACTATAACCCCGAGGATTATCGGATTGTAGAGGTGGTTCTATGACGTATTACAAAACTAAGGCCGCTGCCCAGGCACTGGCCGACGAATTAACTCTACAGGATCGCGACGCGTGGCGGTATGAGGTACACGGGGCCGCGCGTGGTTTTTACGTCGCGGTATTTGATGACGATGGCCATTTTTTGGGGAACCTATGAAACACACAATGATTTTATTCGGTGGCATGACGCACGGCACGTTTACTGTGGGGGACGATGACACCCCTATGGTTATCGTTAATTCAATCGAAGAGCGGGCGATCATGGATCCGGCCGACGTTGACGAATATATGGCCTCACAAGGTTATGACAGCTATTTAATACCCGATGAATTCACGGGTGAGGTGGTATTTTCACAATCGTTTTTTAAGGGATTAATCTAATGATTTACACAATAGTTTATTTGGCCGCGCTGGCCGTGCTGGCGCTTGATTTATTTATATGGAGAATCTAAACATGAAAACCGAAGAACTAGAACGCGCGGCCTATGCTGCGGGCGATATCGACCGCGCTGGGCTGCTGGCGCGGATTGACGAACTACAGCGCGCGCTGGGTGAGGCCGTGGCCGATGAATTAACCAAGCTTGAGTTACTTGAGGCCGAGCGCGATATGCTGCTCGAGCGCGTTGATGAGCTACTGGGCGAGCTGGCCGAGCTGCGGGAGGGTATGTGATGACGTTAGCCGATTTTTGCGAGATACCTCGCACAATGTATGAAATTGAGGCCGAGGGGTTTACCCGCGACATGGTCTATGGGGCCGTGAAGCGGGGCGAGCTGGTGAACCAAAATCGAAAAGACGCATGGGGACGTACGCGACGCGGGGCGGGGCTTTTCACCGTGGCCGCACCGGCACCGGTCTATGACGCTGCGGCACTGGTGGACGCATGGCGATAATCTGCGCGGCCTTGGTTGCCGCTATAATCGCCGTTCTGCTTGGTTTATAGCAGTTGCCAAAACCTTACGGGCCCCTTACGGGGCCCTTTTTTTGTCTAGGCCTCGACCATGTCGCGCAGGTCGGATTTGCTGACCCGCGTATGTTCGGGGGCGCAAAAGATGTGTTTCTTGGTGCTGTACGTGCGCGATGCGACGCGGCCCATATCGACCCAGTTGGCCTCTTTGAGCGCATGCAGTAGCGCGGCCTGTACTATTTTGACCCCATTGGGTGCCATGCCTTGTAAACGGTCGCAGACCCCATGAAAGGGGGACGCTATGACGCCACGGGAGAATTCACCTACGCGGCGGCGCAATTGATCGACCAGGAATGACTCGGCGGTGCTCATGCCGTGCTCGACCATGATGGCCTTGGCCTCAGTCAGTGGGGGCGGGGCGTTGGGGTTCCACGCTGACACGTCACGGGTGTGCAGGTAATGGGCGACGGCCTCAAAGCCGCCTCGGTGCTGATACCAGTTCCACAGGCTCACCGCATGAGCTTCTGATAGTTTAGGGGCTGCGCTCCACAGGACGAACCAACGGCGATCCTCTGAGGGTAATGAGATGGCCACACGCTCGTTAGAGAACGCGATCACGAACACGCGGTTCAAGGCCATGTAAGGGTGTAAGCCCTTACGGTTGACCATGAGCAGCTCAGGGGGCGCTGCAATGATGGGCTTGAGGGTGTTCTCTAAGGCGCGGCGATCCTTTGCTTCTGCTTGGCGTAGCTCTGCGATTTCCATCACTTCGCACTCGAGCGCGTAACCCCACTGGGAGGACAAATCTTCATTTTTGACCAGCGAGCAGTTGACCTTGGCGTCACCACCAATGGCCCAAAAGAAAGGGGCGAAGAGGGTGTCTTTGCCTGACCCATGATTGCCGCCCATCAGAATGGCGTGGTTGATCTTATGGGCAGGGAATTGCACCTTATGCGCCAATGCGTTGAGGAGGTGTTCGCGCTCGAAGGGCTCGGGGATCATGCGCTCGACGTGTTCCAACCATCTGCTGACGTCACCGGCTTGACCCTTGGGGCGGGCGTCACGCCAACGGTTGCCGTAGACCAAGCCATCGCGGGCGACTAGGATGGACGCGCCAGCGGCGTAAGTGATACCGGCCAGTGCCTTGGCTCCCTTGGCTTGGCGGTTTTCGTCGAAGCAATGCGACGCCTCAATGCGGCGCTTGGCGTTGTGGATCGACTTGCAGTCTATGTGACGGAACAGGGCGTTGAAGGTGCTACGGGTTACTTCGCGGCGGTCGGTCAAATCGAAATAGCCATCATCTGCTTGGACGTAGGCAAACCGCTCATACCATTCGGCCTTCTCAATACGGCCAAGCTCTTTGCGCTCGACCTCGGCAATCACCCGCGCGGCCTCGTTGGGGTATTCGACTGTGGGGGTGAGCTTGGACAGTGCCGAGTCCATCGCCTGCGCCAGCAACTCCTCACGCAAGCCTGGGGTGTGGGCTGGGCCATCATTGTCGGCCACCCATTGCAAGAACATACGCGAATCAAAGTCAACGCAATGCGAGTGCAGGCAACAGTAGGCGCGGTTGGAGGGCATGTAACGGCCTTCGGGGTTGCCGTCGGTGTGCTCGGCACCATTGGGACAGATGACACCTGCCCAGCCTTCGCCGTTGGGTTTGGACAGCAGCAGGCCCTGCTGAGACAACCACGCCATCACGTCGTCCGCGCCATCGTCGGACAATCTGATCGGGCGCAGGGTGAGCGAGTCGGCCTCGACGGGTGTCACGCCCAAGGCGGCGCAGATACCACCTAGTGTGTATTCGCGGTCGGGGTGGAACTCGACCAGTCGGGACTCGAACTGGTTGCGGTCGGGCTTTAAATTTACGCTGGTAGGCAACCTGAAGTTACGAACGGGGTTGCAAGCCCCAGGGTCGGTGTAGCCCGCGTCAGCGATGGCGCGGATGGCTGCGCTGAACTCGGCCTTGGTTGGCTGATCGCTGAAAGCATAGCCCCACTGGTATGAACCCTCGGACGTTTCCATAATCCAAGTGGGAGCAAGCGGGGGCGTCTTGGACTTGGTGCCAATGTCGTCGAGCATCATCACTAGGATGTACTCGCAATTAGCTGCGGACGCTGACACGCGGCCATCGGTGAATCGGTCGATGATGAAGCTGGCGGTGTTGCCGTACCATGCTTGGCCAGCCTTGGTGCCCTTGCTGGGCAGGTACGCTGGCCATGTGCATTTGACGGCGCCATCGGCGTGGAGTTGTATTTCGCCGTTTTTTAGTTGTGGTTTTTGATGCACAATAAGTGCAGTCTCGCCAGTTGGGGCGAGTTTTGTGATAAAGTCCAGAAATTCCAAGTTAGTGCTCCCTTACAAGCCCGCCTGCCAGCGGGCTTTTTATTTGCCATACCGAGACATGATCGCCACCTCTGCGCTTAAGGGTAAACCCTCAGCCCAGTTGGGTGGCGTACACATCACACGTTCCAATCGTTCGGCCATCTCTTCAGGCCGATCAGTCTCTAACACTATCTCATCATGCACATGCAACACCACGTCGTCGAGCTGGCGCAATGAGTGGCGCAGCAGATCGTTGGCGGTGGCTTGGGTGATATTCTCACACGCCAACCCTTTCCACAACCTTGCGCGTGGCCATTCTTTTGCGTCTGCTGCCGGTTTCCAAGCGGCCTTAGCGTAGGTCACGCCGTCGGTCT